GCGCCCGAAAAAGAGACTGACGTTGAGGAGGGATGACTTATCGCAGATAAAGCAATATCCGAGCTGATTGCCGCTGAACAGATAAAAGCTGCTGACCTTTTCGTCCTGGAACAGGACAGCGCGGCAAAGAAGCTGACGGGACAAATTCTGCTGAACTGGCTGACCGCCGCCGCTGACGGCCATGGCGGTATCAGCAGCATCGTGAAGCATTCCACCAGCGGCCTTACGGATACATACCGTATCACCATGGCGGACACCACTACCTTTGACTTCACCGTAAAAAACGGTCGGGGCATTTCAACCATTGCCAAAGTCTCCGTCAGCGGGCTGGTAGACACGTACCGTATTACCTATAACGATAATACCACCAGCACGTTTACCGTCACGAACGGCGCAAAGGGCGATAAGGGCGACAACGCATACGTCTGGATTCGGTACGCGTCTCAGAAGCCCACGGCAGCTTCTCATAGCTTCGGTGTCCTCCCTGACAATTGGATGGGCGTATACAGCGGCAATTCCGCAACTGCTCCAACAGACTGGACGAAGTATCAGTGGTTCGAGATCAAGGGCGAAAAGGGCGACATCGGGAACCCGGCGCTGTTGACCAGCCAGTCCGTAACATATCAAGCCAGCACATCCGGGAATGTTATCCCGTCCGGGAATTGGCAAGGCAGTATTCCCACGGTAGCACAGGGCGCTTACCTGTGGACGCGAGTTGCAATGACGTTCAATTCCGGAAGCCCGATTTATGCCTACTCCGTCTCCCGTATGGGTTTGGATGGCACCGGCGCTGTATCCAAAGTGTGTGGCAAAGAACCTAACTCCAATGGCAACGTTGAGCTAGAAGCTGAAAATGTTGGGGCATTGCCTAGTGTTGGTGGTTTAATGACCGGAGATATTGTCATGAACTCCCATCAAATCAAAGCATTAGGTGCGCCCACGGACAGCGCTGATGCTGCAACCAAGGGGTACGTGGATACGGCGTTAAGTAATGCCAAAACGATTGCAAGGACTGCAACGTTAACTGCTGCCGGTTGGTCTGCCAGCGCCCCGTATACCCAGTCTGTTACGGTCTCCGGTCTGACGGATACAAAACGTGCGATGGCTTATCCAGTGTACGGGAGCAACACGGCCACCAATCTTGCGCTGAAAGAGGCGTGCGGTATGGTGAGCTTCGCTTCCCGGTCAGGCAGCGTGCTGACGTTTACCTGCCTTGAGGACAAGCCCACGGTGAATATTCCCATCACGGTGGAGGTGTACGTATGAGTATTGCGGTGCCTTTATATGGATTTGGTGCCAGCGGGGGCACAGGCGGCACCCTTACCGTTACAGCCCCGGCGAACGTCACCGTGACTGTTTCCAAGGACGGAAAGACAAAGACCAAGAACTCCGGCACGAGCGGCGTGGTGGTGTTCAAGGGGCTGAAAAGCGGGACGTGGACTGTTACCATCACCGGTGACGGCAAGACTGCGCAAAAGAATGTTGTGGTCACAACCGATTACAGCACGGCAATTGCATTTTTCGCAGCGACGATCAATATTACATATCCCGCCGGTTCGACATGCACTTGCTCCGACGGCACAACCACCCTCACCGCCCCTGACACCAGTGGTACATGGGTATGTACTGTGCCGAATGCTGGAACGTGGACGGTGACCTCCACAAGTGAAACGGAGACCGACAGCAAGGCCGTAACTATCACCACGGATGGTCAGAGCACCTCTGTGGAGCTGAGCTATGCGCTGTTCCTGTTCAAACCAAATGCCCCGAGCAGCATTATATCCGGTGAGTGGGAAATGCCTGCGAACAGCACTGTAACCGCAGAAGCAGAACTGACGGTTAAGTCGGTAAATAACTTCAACGGCGACAGAACCTGGTCTGCACGTACAAAAGGCCAAATTGACCTGACAGAGTATAGCACGCTTCAAGCGACGTGCAAAGCGTCGGGCGGCTCCAAGACAAAATTGGAGGTGTACAGTGGTTCGTCTGCCGTTGCTTCGGCAGCAATCGGTACCGATCTTACCACGGTAACGGTTGACATATCTGCCCTGTCCGGGCTTCACAGTATCGGTTTTTCCGGTAGGCATTCCGCGTATGCGGCGATTACGTACACCGCGACGGAAATCAAATTGCTGAAATAGGAGGGCGGCGCATGAAAACGATTTACATAGATTCCAGTTTTAAGTGTCACACCTCCACCGCTGAGGGGCTGACACAGATTGAAACGGATGCCTTCGACGGTAAGTGCGACGCCTACATCGAGGGCTACCGCTTCATCCCGGCAGGGCAGACGTGGACACGTGCTGATGGCGTGGTGTTCACCGGTGAGATGATCGCCCCGTGGAAGCCGTGGGCAGAGTTGGATGCCGCTCAGCGGGAGTATGAGAGGGAGCAGTATCAGGCTCTCGCTGCTCAGAACGCCGAGTATGAGGCCGCATTATCCGAAATCGAAACCGCTCTGGGGGTGAACGCATGACGATTGAAGAACGCAAAAACGCCATCCTTGCGAAAATCACCGAGATCAAGGCCAGCGGCGGCGGGGAACAGCTGAAAGAGCTGGATGAAGCCTACAAGAAAGGGGTTGACAGTCTGTGACACAAGAGGAAAGAAAAAGCATCATGTATGCTCAGGGGCGGGCGAACGCGCTTGCCCTGCAGGAGAAAGCCCCGGACATGACAGGCACCGAACTGAACGCGGCGGATAGCGACATTCCCAGTTTCAAGGCTGCTGTCGCAAACAAAAACATGCTGGAGCGCAAGGCCGGGTTTGTGTGCCGGTCATCTGCTGGCCGTGTGGTGCGGCTGTTGCAGTCCTATGATAGCACTATCTACACCCAGGAGCCGGAGGAACTTCCCGCACAGTGGGGGTTCGCTTGGAGCACCGACCCAGCGAAAGCGTTGCCGTTCGTCGCCATGGCTACCAGCCCCTACAATAAGGGCGACTGCTGCACGGAGGGCAGTAACGTGTACCGCTCCACGTTGGACAATAATGTATGGTCGCCGTCCGCATACCCCCAGGGCTGGGAAGAGGTGAACGTATGACGGTAAAGCAAATTCAGTGCCTGTTGACTTATCTGGGCTATTCTCCCGGCACGATTGACGGCATTGAGGGCAGGAATACCCAAGCGGCTATTCAGGCGTTTCAGTCCGACTACGGGCTTGCCGTGGACGGGATACCGGGGGCGGCTACCCAGAAAATGCTCATCGGCGCTATCGCCGGGACGGCGGTAAAGGTGGAGAAGCCGGAAAGCAGCGACGCGCCGAAGACGGGAACATTCTGGGACGATATCCGGTATTTTACCCGGGAGGAGTTCCGGTGCCAGTGCGGCGGGAAATACTGCAACGGCTTCCCCGCAGAGCCCGCAGAGGAAACCGTCCGCATGGCGGATGAGATACGCCGTCGGGCAGGGGTTCCCCTGAATGTGAATTCCGGTGTTCGGTGCAAGCGGCACAACGCCGAGGTGGGCGGGGTATCCAACTCCCTGCACACCACGGGACAGGCCGTAGACCTCTCAGGGGCTATCTCCCCGGAGAAACTGTATGCCATAGCCCAGGAGGTGCAGGCCGAGAAAATCCCCGGGCGGGGCGGTCTGGGGCTGTACGGATGGGGGATTCACGAGGACAACGGGAAGTACAGCCGGTGGAACGGCTGAGAAGGGAGTATGCCAATGGAAGAAACGGAAATCGCTGGACGGCTTTCTGCGGTAGAACAGCGGAGCAAATCCAACTCCCACCGGCTGGACGCGCTGGAACGGCACACGGAAGCGGTGAACACGCTGGCAACATCCGTCGCTGTCATGGCGGAGAAGGTGGAGGTTACCGGGGAGAAGGTTGACGGCCTCTGCACGGACGTGCAGGAGCTGAAATCCGAACCCGGCAAGCGGTGGAAGGGCGTTGTGGAAAAGGTCATCTACATCGTTGTGGCCGCTGTCGTAGGGTTTATTCTTGCCCGGCTTGGGCTGGGCTAAATTTAAGGAGGAAACAAAATGATTAACTGGACTGTCCGTATCAAAAACAAGAACTTTTGGCTTGCGGTGATTCCCGCCGTGCTGCTGCTGATCCAGACCGTGGCCGCCCTGTTCGGCTTTACGCTGGACTTGGGCGAAATCGGCGATAAGCTGCTGGCAGTGGTAAACGCCGTGTTTGCCCTGCTGGTGATTCTGGGCGTGGTCAATGATCCTACCACCGCCGGTATCGCTGACAGCAAACTGGCAAGAACCTACAGTTCCCCAAAGGAGGACTGATGTGATAAGTGGATAAAGTCCGATGGAATCGGGTGATTCTGGATGAGTTTTGTTCTCTGGCGATTCTTACGCCGTTGGAGGAAAAGATCATCCGCACCCGAGCCGCCGGATGGAGCCAGACAAAACAGTGCCACAAGTTTTGTGTGTCCCAAGCCACTATCACAAGAACGGTTAAAAAGTTGCGGATAGAATACGAATTGTGCAGAAAGTACAGCGACAAGCTCCCTGAAAATCTGAAATTCTGATTCTGCGTGACGATTTATTGACGATTTATTGACGAAATCCCGACGAGTAGATGATGATTCTACCGTCGGGATTTTTGTTATTCTATAGGTAGAAGGTGGCCACCTCCTAATATTTTGAAGGAGGACTTCTATATGTCTCTAAATTTCACTGCTGCTGACCGCGTGGGCGGTATCGGCGGCTACATCGGCGGCATTTCCACCCTGCTGGGCATGGCGAACGGTGGCATTTTCGGCGGCAACTGCTCCGAGGGTGACCACGTTGTGAACCGGTATGAAGCAGGACAGGCGGCTGAGATCGCGGCGCTCAAGTCCGATATCAAGCTGCGAGACGCCAACACCTATACCGACCAGAAGATACTGGACATGTACCAGTATCTGGATGGCCGTCTGCGTGGCGTTGAGGGGCAGATTTCCGCTCAGGCGGTTGTCAATGCCCAGATCACTGCAAACCTCAGCTGTATGCAGAACACCCTGAACACGCTGTCCGGGCTGACCAAGACCGTGATTCCCATTGGGAATGTGTGCCCTGAACCCATGCCCGCCAAGAACAGCTGGACTGCGCCCACTGCTGCCGCTGCTGGCTAACCCAAAGGGGGCGGCAATTGCCGCCCCTGCAATAATTGGAGGTAACTATGGTTTCGAAAGAACGTTTTGTAAACGGGGCGCTTCGGTATGTGGAGCAGGAGGTTCTCCCCCACTTTCCGGAAATGAAAGCCGTCGTTGTCGCCGGGGTGGTAGCCCTGTATGCCAAGAGAACGCCGCAGATTTTTGAAAAGCTGGAAAGCATTCCCGCCGTCAAAATGCTGAGCGTGTTGGAGGACGGAAACATCGACGAGGACGCGCTTTACAACGCATTTGCCCCGCAGATTCGGAAACCGCTGGAATTTGACATCCCGTTTGTCGGCAAGCTGTCCTTTGACCGGGCAGAGGTTGACAAGCTTCTGAGATACATAAAGGAGGCGTAAGCCATGAAAGAAATCAAACTGCTGATGGAGCACATTGAGGACGAGCTGGAGGACGCGCACACCTACGCAGAGCTGGCCGTGGAATACAAGCACGACGACCCGGAGCTGGCAGACCTGTTTTACAGGCTGAGCGGGGAGGAAATGAACCACATGAACGCCCTGCACAAGGCCGTTGTTTCCCACATCGAGGAATACCGCAAGCAGAAGGGCGAACCGCCTGCGGCCATGATGGCGGTGTATGAGTATCTGCACAGGCGGGATATTGAACGGGCGGAAAACGTCGGAGTGGTGCAGGGGCTGTATAAGCGGTAAGCGTGGCAAATTTCGTGTCAAATGGCGTGTCAAATTTGGTACGAATAAACGCTTGGAAGTGGCAAGAAATAACTCGAACGTACAAATATTTTCTAGGCATAAATGTTTATATTTCACCGTGAAAATGTAATAAAGCAAGAAAACAGCCCTGGAATATGTTTCCGGGGCTGTTTTGATGTGGTGGAGCCGAGGGGAATCGAACCCCGGTAGCAAAACCGTAAAGCTGTTGCTATTCTAATGAAAATCTATTTCTGTGTCAAACGGCGTGTCAAATTGCGTTCTTTTATTGCCTCATCGGAAAAGTAGTTGCAGAACTGCCACGACTTGTCCGCGATGTCCTTTTCTGCCAGATGCGTGTAGATGTTGTGCATCGTGGACAGATCATTCCAGCCGCCGATTTTTGCCGCTATCATCTCCGGCATTTGCAGGTGATAAGCCAATGACGCGAAGCTGTGCCGCAGCCCGTGGAGATCAACAACTGTAACGCCAGCGGCCTGACAGACTTTCTTTACCAGCGTGAGGGCGTAATCTCCGGTCATGCGCACAACCGCCCCCTGCCGCTCTGGCTCTCTCAGTAGAGCGTCCCGCAGCGGCGGAATGATCGGCACCGACCGCCTGGATTTGTCCGTTTTGTTTTGCTTCTTCGACACCATCCCGTCCGAGCCGCGAACGATTGCACCGCGAACATATAGTACGCTGTTATCCAAATCCACGTTATCCCACGTCAAGGCCAGCATTTCCGACCGGCGGAGACTGGACAGGCACAGCAGCGCCGGGATTTCTACGGGTGCGCCCTTTACAGATTCAACGAACCTGTCTATTTCATCCGGTGCCAGATACGCCCGTTCGTGATGCTCGTCCGGGTAAAGCATGACCTCCGGGCGGGGCGCCCCTGCGGCAACGATGCAGGCGGAAAAGAACATCCACCCGTTTTTGATGTATTTGGGGGATTTTCCCGCCTGACGCTCTGCGCGAATTGCCGCTTGCCATTGACTGTCAGAAACGGCGAAAATGTTCTTCTTCATCATCGACTGGAACATAGCCCGTTTGAATTTCTCGTACCCCGCGATTGTGGAGGGAGACAGGAAGCCTTTTTTGCTGTCGATGTATTTTTTTACGGCTGTTTCCACCGTGATGTTCTTGCCGGATGCCCCGGCCTGTGCTTCGATAACTCCGTTTTTCAGCGCCAGGTACTCAGCGGCGCATTCGTCGTAGGTGTCTTTCGTTATGGATACTGTGCGGCCGTCAATATAGATTCTTGTTCGCCACGACCCTGACGGGAGTTGTTTAATAGCCGGGAGTTTTACCCCCGGCTCTTTTTTCTTTCTTCCCATAGCGTATCCCTCTTTTTTGATATTTTGCTTACAGTGAAGTGCAGAAGGCCGAACAGCAGTACAATAACAGCCGCCGCACCTGCCCACACGACCGGAGAAACATCGTCAGAACGTATCAGCCCCCGGTCTGGCACCCGGCTATCCAGAATCACATAGATTGCCCACACAAATGTCAGCGTAATGCAAACGCCGCACAGCCCGTACACAAGGATTTTGTATGAGCTGCGGACATTCTTTATTTCTGCATTTTGCTTGCTGATGCGGTCATCTCTGGCCGCGACACCGGCCTCCATAATGCGGCTCCTGTCCAGTAGGCGGTCTATCGCCGCGTCCTTCTCGGCAATTATCTCGTCCTTGTATGCTATCTCCTGCCGGAGCTGGTCTATTTCCGCCTGATCTCCGCTTTGGTGAACACCTGCAACGGAATCCATTGACACGTCCATAGCGGCGCACAGCGCGGCGATATGGAAAAAGCCGGGGTTCGATACAGCACCGGAAAGAATCCGGCTTGTGGTGGCGATGGGAACGCCGGATACGTCAGAAAGCTGTTGATTCGTCAGATGGTTCCGGAATTTCTCGTCTTTCAGCCTTTCCGGGAGGGCATCGAAATTCGGCTGCATTTCCTCGATGAATGTTTGGCCTGTATTTGAATCCATAATTCGCCCTCCTATTAAATTCAAATTTGATTCCGGATTATGCATATTTGATTCTGGTTGAATCAAATGTGTGGTTTACTTTTCCATGCTGAAAATGCTATGGTGATATTGCAACCGGCAAGGGACACACCATTCCGGCGGCAAGCCCCGTCACCTTGTGGCACGGGTGGCGGGGCATATTCAACAAAGTTCCCGCTCTAATTTTTCGGCATGGTATACACGATCATATTTCCCTGCCTTGTTCGGACGCAAATTGCTTCAAGAATTGATAGTTCCTCGTGTTCTGGGTTTTCATTCTCCGATACCCGGAAAGCGACTTAGGACACTTTCCGGGAATATGTTTTTTTAGCCAAAAAAAGTTGCGAGCGTCATTACCACGTTTTGTTTCATATTCTATCATGTTGTCGTCCATATCTTTTTCGGCTTCGGATTTCAACGCTTGTTCTGCCAGGTAAGCCCGTGATTTTTCTTTTGCAGCTCGCGTACGATCGTCAACGAAAGGGCGCTTGCTAAAAACCGAAATATTTAATGCATATAGCCTATTTCGCAATGGGTGGCACGAAAGTGTGTAGTCTAAATGCGGGTCATCAACTCCGTCAATATATGGATAAAATACATGACTACAACCGGGATGAACTCGCCCAGTCTCGTAAAAGAAGCCGGGGATTTTTGGAAACTTTAGACTCTTGCCAGATATAGAGTAAACACGCCCCTGATATTTTGCACATTCTGGGCAGGTTACGTTGTGAACACTCATTATGACAAAATCTGTCTTGAGGTTCTTGGCAGACGCGATTGCCTCCTGAAAAATATACTTATCAAGAATGTCTCTTTGCTCTTGACAGTATCTGTCAACATATTCTTTTTCCGCAATAGCCTCATCAACCTGACCGTCCCGTGCTAGAATGCGGACAAGAGGGTAAAGCTCTTGCTTTTGTATTCGAGTTCCATAATCAAGTATCGCAAGTTCGCTGGACTTGCTCATGCAGGCAACAGCCAGCCTCATGCGCCCGTTTTTCTCATGCTCATACGCCTTCCTGCGCAATATGTAATATAATTGGCCTGTCACACCCGTTGTAAACGGGCAACGAAGACCTTTTTGAACTGGGATTTTGTTAATGCCATTAATACTGTTTAGATCGTAATGGGCTTCAATCCAATCACTTTCGGCTTGGCGCATCTTCTGATAATTGTCTTGCGGATTTGCGAGAGCGTCATATTGCCCTAATACCGGCGAGACTTCTGAAAATTCGATCTGCTTGTCACATTTTTCTGTGCGCTTTAAGAAGAGATTCTTAACAATGCCGGGAAATTTTCCATTAAAAGCATTCACGAAACTCACCACCGACTTTTTTGTTATAGTGGGTGCCTTTTCACATAGAATCCACAGAAAAATAATACCACGCTCAGAAAATAATTTCAACGGAGAGAAAAATTTTTGTGCATTTTTCTAATTAGTCCGGTTTATTGGACACATGACGTGCTATTATACGCTACGTAATCAAACAAACGTTTATAAATATATAGCGGGGGGACAAAACATGAAGGAAAGAGAAGAACTGAAACGGCTTATATCGGAAATGAACGACGCGCAATTTGAATGGTTCATTTCTCAAATGCGGCGTGTGCTATCTGAAGAAGCCGCCGCACCTGATCGTCAGAAAGCGAATCGACAAAATCATACATAGCTTTCTTGGCTTCGGACAGCTCGCCGGAATCGGCGGGCTGTTCATCATCTATTAGGTAGGATGGAGCAACCCCGAAAATTTTTGCAATCTCTTTAATCTTTGATGTAGGAATTGATTCCACACGCCCACACTCCCACTTGCTCACGGCGTTCACTTGAACGCCCAGCCGCGCCCCTAATTCCGTTTGCGTCATGCCGAGCCGTTTCCGGTGGAAGCGGATTTTGTCTCCAAGTGTCATGTATTACCCCCCTTTCATATGGCTATCTTGATAATAGCAAAAAAAGTTGATAAAGTCAATAAAAATATCTTGACAAATAGAAAAGAGCGTGTATAATGAAATTATCTTGAAAAGGTGAATCCGAAAGGAGGGGAAAAAATGAATAGCAATTTGCTAAAAGGCGAAATACGAGCGAAGGCAATGACCCAAGAGAATGTTGCCCGCAGTATCGGTGTCAGTTTGTCTAGGTTTAACGCCAAATTGAACGGAACTGGTGGAGCGGAATTCTCGCTTGGCGAAGTTCGCAGCATAAAGTCTATTCTCGATCTTTCTGCTGAGCAAGTTGACCACATTTTTTTTGAACCATAATTATCTTGAAAAGGTGAATCTTAATGGGACAAGCCTAGAAGGGGGTGAAAAAATGAAAAATTATCTATTCCCCAGAGGGTGTGATTCAGCACGTGTAATCCCCGTCATTGAAACACGGTCTGCGCGCGGGTCTGGTGCAGTGGATCAGCCGACACGGGTTGTCGTGGAATACTGGTCTTTGGCCGGGGAGAAGCTGGCAGAGCGCGATACCTATTTGCAGGGGATGGCTTCGGCTTCCTCGAAAGCAAGTTCCGATTCTACGTAATTCAGCATGGCCTTTATGAAGCGTTTCATATCTTCAATGCCGAGATCGTCGTGCTTTCTTACATAGTGCGTTTCGTCGTTTCCAATCCATGCCGACCGCTCAGCGAGAACCTTGAGCCTTTGGTCTTCCAGCTTTTTGATGCACGAACCGAGCGGCTCCGCGAGTATCTTATCGGTATTATCTGGATTCTTATGCCGCAAATAGTCCTTTACCAAAAACTCCAGGGCTTTTCGATAGCCAACCCCGCAGATGCGATACAACCGTTGAGATTCGGCAATTTCCGCCTGCGCATAGGTCTCAACGAAGTCCGGTGAAAGCTGCTGCACGTCGCCTGAAAATTTGTTTATGTTAGGCGTGTAAGGGACAGAGTACGAGGCAGAATCGAAATCTGCAAAGCCAGGAACAGGGCGACTTGTACTTTCCTGAAAGGCGCTTAAAAAGACCTGATTGCACCTTTTGCACAGGGAAAGAAGGTACAGCGTGCATTTCCCATCAGAAGGGCTGTCGGGCTGAACGTAGTAAGCGCATAATGCCTTCGGCTCAATCGCGAAATGGCATGACGGGCATTCGGTAACCTCCTGATACGTGCAGCGCAATAAATACGATTCGCCCGGATACTCCGCGCTAGATGCTTTTATACTCTTTTTGCCCATAAGACCGCCTCTTTCTGTTTTTTCTTCCAGAATAGCACAGCGAGGGGCAATATGCAATAAAAAAGACATGAATAAACGAATTGTAGATTATACGGGAGGAGATGATGAAATGCCAAGAATCCGGCAGTATGCCGAGCGCTACGCAGTGGAGGATTTCTGGAAGGAGATCGACCGCAGATGCCCCGACGCGGGGGTTCAGAGCAATAACAACGCCGCGCTTGCCCGGGCGGTCGGCACGGCAGACGTGACCATCGGAGTATACAAGCAAGACCCCGGAAAGATGCAGCTGAAAACATTGTCCCGGTTTGTGGCGGCACTGAAACCCGACCCGGGCGTAATCCTCCGGCTACTGGGGTATTCGGAAAAAGAAATCCGGGCGTTTGCAAGGGAATGGCAGTGATTTGAAATCTACGGCAGAATGCCGAAATTGAAAGGAGTTATTTATGGCGAAATACAAAGCGATGGATAGGGTGCGGATTGTGAGCAAGAGGCCGCAGAAGGACTGGAACCCTGATATGGACAAGTATCTGGGAAAGACCGCGACGAT